CTCCGCGAAAGTACGTCTGCGGTCTCCTCAAGGAACTTAAGGTGTGGAACAAGGTGCACACCGATCCGCGCTACATCGCGGATGTGAAGCCCCATTGGCTGGCATCAGGCGCGGTTGACTGTGGCGACTGGCCCGGTGACGTACAGGCAATCCGTGACGATATCGCCAATGGCCTTATCTCGCCGGACTACGGGTGTTGCATGACCCGTGATCTCGTGGGCACGATTACGTGGCCTCCGGGGTCAGGAAGCAACGGGGGCAATCCTAACCAGTAGGAGAACTTCCCGTGGCAACTCTAACACTCCTTCCGACCACAAGTACTGCATCAACCGAATGTAGTAACAACGGTAACAATGTTATCATCCCAGCCTCCATCACGACCGCCAATCTGGAGGCGATGGATGAGGGCTACGATAGCGCCGACAGCACAGCAGGCATCCAGCTAAACGCGGATGGGGCTCCTGAAGGTTATGGCATACTGAAGCTGTACCCTTCGGGCGGTTCTTATCCGAGCGACTTTGCGTGGGCGCTCGTTACGAACGTCAACGTGAGGGTGCGATTCCGCACAGTAAGCCGCGTTGACGATAGCGGCGAGTGGAGGTGCTGTTTCGGCATCATCCCGCAATGGACCACGGGCGGCACAGGCTACCCCGTTGGTGGGACGTACCCCATCGGTGCATGGCGGATGATGAATATGGCTACATCCTCCAGCTGGACGGGGGTATTTACAGGCCCGACAGCCGTTTCTGGTATAACTGCGCCGGGTTTCCCCGATTACCCGGTTTTCATGTTCGACGTTGATAACTATAGCCAGAACATGGCTAAGGATGGCCTTTACGGGGAAATAGATGCGTGTGATGTCGTTCTGACCTACACGCCAGCCGTACCCGCAACGTGGGTAAGCGGGCACTACAGGTTCTACGATGAGTCGGACATTGATGCTCCCACCGCGCTAGCGGCTGAGGACACCAACATCTCCCGCACCGTCAGCAATCCCTTCATCCTCGTGATGAACGCTGGCGAGAGTGCGGACGCGAATATCGGCAATACCGGCGGCTTTACCCTCTATCAGCGTGTCAATGGCGGTGGATGGGTACCTGTTGACGACATTTCTGGTGCAGCCCGTTTGGTAGCGAGTGCGGCCAACACCGACCAGCAGAACTTCAACAACCTGCTGAGTGCCATCACCGGGGTTGCGACACAGCAGCAGACATGGAACGAGTTCTTTGAGACTGCCGCAGCTGGCCCCGCTTCGCGCACATGGACCGACGACTCCGCTGAGTATGCGTTCTCGCTCTCCCTTGACAGCGGAACGGTAACGAATGGGGATACCATTGAGTTCTCCTTCCTCGCCCCGGACGGTACTACACGAGTTCCGGCATCCGGCTACCCGATGGTCACGGTCGGGACCGGCGGAACGCAGTACAACGAGAACCACACCTTTAGCGGAACTGGCACGGCCAGCACACCGCTAAAACAAGTCGGTCTGGTAAAAAGCTACGCAGGAACGGGAACAAGTGCTCTAACGAAGCTGCTTTCTCTTGCGAAGTCTTTTGCGTATTCAGGAACTGGAACGAGTGCCTTAACAAAAGCCACCTCGTTCCTGCGTTCGTATGTGTATAGTGGAACTGGAACGCCAACGCTAGCTAAAGGAAAGTTCTTTGATAGAACATTCTCTTTCAGTGGCGTAGGAAGTTCTGCCTTTGCCCGTGCACTTACGCGGGTACGCTCATTTAGTTATACTGGAACGGGCACCTCAACAGTAGAGCGCATAGTTGGTAAACTGCTTTCATATGCCGGAACGGGTTCTGTGGCAACTGCACTACAGCAGGTGCTATCACGGACGTTCTCATTTACTGGAAGTGGCAGCTCTCTCTTAGAGAGGAGCGCGACATACCTCCGATCTCTGGACTACTCAGGGGTTGGGACAAGTGCACTTACCTACGGTAAGTCCTACTTAAGATCTTTTACGTACAGTGCAACAGGGGCCTCGGCCTTTGCAAAAGCCGCCAGCTACCTCCGTTCGCTGGTTTACACTGGAACAGGTGGGGCCTCTCTCACGCTCACATCTACCTTTGTCCGCAGTTTAAATTACGCCGGAACAGGTACATCGAACCTTCTAAAAGAGGTTGGTCTTTCTCTAGTCTATAGTGCAACGGGATCGCTTGCGACCCTGACGCAGAAGGTAAAGCTTCTGGCTCTTAGCTTTACTGGAACGGGTAGCGCCCTCCTCACGAAGTCGCACTCGTACTTGAAGAGCCTTACTTATTCTGCGTTGGGAACTATTTCTCTCGAACGTAGTCTAAGTAAACTGTTGAACTATGGTGCAACCGGAACCTCGGCTTTATTGAAAGCCGGTACGTTCCTAAGATCTTTTGCCTATAGCGCAACAGGGACGCTAGTTACAGCAACCCAAAAGGTCAAACTGCTGGTACTAGCGTATTCGGCTACAGGCTCGGCCCAGATCTCGAAGTCTGTGGGGAAAGTTCTAGCGTACACGGGTGCGGGGACGAGTGCTCTTTTGAGGAGTATTTCTATAAGCCTACAGTACACCGCGACCGGAACAAGTACCGCCCTGAAGTCGATAGGAAAGGCATTCGCATACGCAGCGTCGGGTGCTGTATCGTTTGCGAAGGATTTTATAAGTGGCGTCAATGATATCGTCAGGTCGTTTGCGGCATCTGGGACTGCGGCCCTCACGTTCGTTGTTACCTATGTCGAAAACTTTACGTATACAGGTACCGCTACCACGACACTACAGAAGGCTGTATCCAAGCTACTTTCATTCTCCGCAGGAGCCACAAGCTCTCTTACCAGAGGAATTAGTAAATCATTTAGTTTCGTTGCTACGGGCACAGCAACCCTAGCAGAGTCTCTAATTGTTCCAGTGGTTCGCGCTTTCAGTGCGGTGGGCTCCGTAATACTTGCTACGCTGACCATTCCATTTACACCGGGCGCGTTTGCTGGACGAGTCCGTCGAGTTATGTCCAGACTCGGACGTATCGGAAGGAGATAAGATGGCTAAGATTAATTTGCTGAGAGATCAGTCTGGAGCCCCGCTCCAAGCTCTCAGGCTTTCTGGCGTCCGCGCTACGGCCACGACTACTGGAGTCAGTGCAACTCTTGCACTCCCGGCTGGGTTGGTCAAGGGGGAGGTCGCTCGTATCTCTGCTACCAAAGATTGCTACATTGAGTTTGGAACGGCGGGAGTTACGGCTACGACATCGAGTACTCTGTTCCCGGCAGGGGTTGAGTACTTGGTGACACCCCCAGAGGTAACGCACATTGCGGTACTTCAGGTTGCAGAGTCTGGCAGATTTCAGATTGAGGAAGCAATCTAATGGCGAAGCTTGTGTTGGCTGATGTGGCAGTTACTGGGGTAGATCTCCAAACCCTCATCACTACGTTCAATGATAACATGGCATTGATTGAAGCTGCCGTTGAGAATACCCTATCTAGAGATGGGACAACCCCGAACTTCATGGATAAAGACCTCGACATGAACGGCTACTGCCTCATCAATGTCGGGTGCCTAGAGTATGTAGCGGGCGGCATCGACAACCTTACGTACCTCAACCAGTGCAACCAGTATGAGAAGGCAGCCGCCACCCTAATGTATACCGCCACCATTAACGGTGGCGTTTACACACCTATTCAATGTGACTCTAATGTTCACTACATTCTGTTGGATCAGGACCTGACTATCGGAAAGCCGACTGGTCCGACAAACGGACTTAGCGGACAGGTCATTAACTTTATCATCAAGCAGAATGGGACGGGAGGTTACACCGTCACATGGAATGCGGCATTTAAGTTTCCGGGTGGGAACGCTATCACGATTAGCTCTGCGGCTAATGCAGTAGATCTAGTGTCTTGCCAGTACGACTCTATCAATGATGTCTGGTACTGTGCACACAACACGGATTTCCAGTAAGCATGTACCCGACGTTCTGGATTCCCGGCCCATCGTCAGATCCACTAGTTATTGGAAGCGAGACGATTACGGGGGATCATCCCGGCACAATTGTTCCGTGCCCCGGCTGGCAGCCGGGAGACTTGATGTTCTTATTTTACACATCCTATTTCCATTCGACGGCTACGGACCTAACAGCAAGACCACGGTGGCAGTTTATTAATGGACAGATTAACGCCGGGTTTACTTGGGACCCGGCAACTTTCCCAGAAGGAAACCAAAGATTCACCCATCTTTGGTATTGTGTTTTGCAGGAAGGAGATGATGCCGGGGTAGCCTTCCCATCTGTCGGCAATACGTTTTGGGGTGCTATGAAATGGTGCATGAGGAATGTTCCAGCAGACTATCCCCTCCAAGACTTTAGTTACTCTGGCAACAGCATACCAACTTCAAATACTTTGCTGTGGATAAAGAACAATAACATGCCAAGTAACTGGGCTTGGTATTCAGGGGATGAGAGTCTTGCCATTAACTGTAGTGCGAGCGACTTTGCATCTTTCACCGCTGCTGGTGGTACGAATCTTCCAAAACCTATAAGCGACTATCTATTTTATGATAGGGCTAGAAAGCCAAATTGGATGGTGTTGCTTGGCAACGGTAACTACGCCTTCACTGGAGCCACTGAGCCGCCTCAACAGTACCTTGAAGTTGACTTCTGGGACCCGAATGGCCTAGGCGACGTTGGTGCAGTTGGTGGGTTTGACTTTATTACCGGATCAAAAAATGACAACTACGACATGGCCCTCGGTCACAATTACTGGACTGATAGACCTGTTAACGCTGCTCAGGGCGTGTCTTTTGTAGACTGTGATGCGGTAGGAACATCAGGTTTTCTGGAAGTAACCGAAGTTTATCCAAACGTATTTCAATACGTCTGTCTGAACGGCACATATACCGAGCGGCTTCCGCGCTTCATCTACAAAGAGGTGACGCTAGCTCCCGGCAAGCACACCCTGATTTGCTACGCTGGGAATGGGGATTCGTCTACGTATACCGGCGCATATCAACTAATGGGCATAGGCAAAGGATCTTGGGCTCAGGCAACAAAGGTAATGCGTGGCTATGGGGCCTACAACTTTTGGCAGAGACCATATACAGCCGCTGTAGAGAATGGGAACAATGCCGATATTTTTATACGCGGCATTACCGGCGGAACTTCAACGTTCAACTTTGTTGACAATACAGCAGGACAGTGTTACTGGGTTTTCTTAGATGTCAAAACTGCGGGTACCTACAAAATCTACTCTGGCTTTGGGAACTCGTTTTCTGCTGTGCCGCCAGCGGAGGGACAGGGAAGCATACCATCGGGATACCCAGACTTTCAATCAACGGGGTCTGTGGCAAGACCAGCCGTTAAACAAACCTACCTTGGTATCATCCCCGGATGGGGGTGCCCAGACACAAATGTAGTAACAACCACTACCGCAGTCAATCAAGATGCGAAGTTTAATCAAATGAAGATGAGTCCGTTTCACTCATGGTCTAAGAGTTATACGACATACCAAAGCTCGGACGAAAGAACCACTCTTATTAACCTTGCGTTTAGTGATAACTCTGGAAAATTCCCGTACTACATTCCACGAAACCTCACCACTCCATACAAGATGGATAATGGTATTTACAGACAAACGGGAGATAAGACTGTAATAGAAGCAGTTGGACCAGACTATGCCCGCAATGTAGTGGGTGGAATTGTTAGGGGTTGGAATCCCGGCTCTAAGTTTGGGGCTCCGGGGAAGTATTATCTAGAGTACAAAGTTGTCAGCGCGGGTGCAGCAACTACTTTCTTTATTTTTGGTATAGCAGCAGCTACCTATGTAGATGCCAATGAAGATATTCTCCAGTACAACGGTTTGTTTGGGACCAAACAGTGGGGAGGGTTGACCGACGATGACGTTTTTACTGAGATCACAGCCCGCATCAGAACTAGTGGAGCAGATGTTGATACGGGTAGCGGTGTCGGAAGGCGCTTTATTCAAGGAGATGTCATCGGGTTGGCTTATGATGCTGACACGGCAACGGTACAGACCTTCCTCAATGGTAGCTTAGTTGCTTCTGGAGTTATAACTGGTTTGATAGATGTTCCTGTGCTTTCGTTTACTAGCACAAACAACAACACCAGCAACCCATCTACTGAGATAAACACTCGCGGACCTTTTCAGTATTCACCCCCCACCAATCACGTAGCATTTGATTGGAAGAATGCCAACTGAGGTAAACTAAATGGCTAAACTTACGCTGACTACAATTAACTCTGGGTACTACACGACTACTCAGCTCAATGCAAACTTCGACGCTATCGAAGCTATCATGGAACGCATCGTCTTCCGTGACGGTACGGCCCCGAATGCTATGCAGAATGACTTCGATATGGGTGGCTGGAACATCGTCAACTGTGGGAACATTACAAATGCGAACTCCGTTAATGCCACGAACACTGCTCAACTCGGCGGATATGTTGCAGCGGACTATCCGAGAGTCAATGCTACCGCGACTATTTCGGCGGCTTGGACATTTACAGTTGCACCGTCGTTCCCTGCGGGTTCTGTCCTGTTCCAGAATCAGGAAGCAATCTTTACCCAACCAGTCCTTACGACAGAGGTGGCACTTGTTGATGGAGCAACAGTCGATGTCAATTGCGAGGACGGCAATTCCTTCACGCTCACACCCACTCAGTCATTTACACTGAACAACCCCCTTAATCCTCCGAGTGCTGGCACGACCATGACGCTGCACATCCGTGTCCAGCAGGACGGCACAGGTGGCCGAGTGATTACATGGGGTACCAAGTATAAGTTTCAGGGTGGGAGTGCGCCGATTCTTTCTACTGGTATAGGCGAGATCGACTTGATTCAGGCTACCTATGATAGCGCAAACGACATCTGGATTACAACGGTACTTAAGGACATTAGCTAATGCTATTCCCGTTTTTTGGGCAGCAGCTTGATGCTCATGCTTCTACGGCAACGTTCACCATTGCTGCCAACACAGCCGAGTGGAATCTCCTAGACCAGCTTGCGATACAGGAAGGCATCGAGACGGTCATTATTCCAATGACCATCACGATTACTATCAATGCCGCAGTTGAGGTTTATTCTACCACTACCTCCAAGCCCGCTATGGATCTTAGTGGTATGCCGGGTGGCACCACGATTGACCTGACTAACAATGGCTACATCTTAGGAAGGGGTGGTAATGGGGGCGAAGGTTATGATGATAATTTTGGTGGATGGGGATTTTACATGAACGGTGGGGCTGGGGGCAATGCTATAGTAGGCCCCGGCTCAGGCTCCACGCTAAATATCACAAACGCCTCTGGTAACGTCTGGGGCGGCGGCGGAGGCGGCGGAGGTGGAGACCTCTCGTTTGTTAATGTTCGCCCGTATGAACCAGAGGTTGCGCCCGGTTCTGGTGGTGGCGGAGGCGCTGGTGGTAGTCTTGGAGGGGAAGCTGGTAGCAGTATATTAGGGAGTGCTCAGGATGGTGCTGCTGGAACGGGCGGAGCGGCTGGTGCGGGCGGAGCTGGAGGTACGGCTTTTCTCAATGGCGGCGACGGTGGAGCGTATGGAGCTGCGGGCCAAAACGGTAGTGATGGTGGCTACAACCCCGGTGACGGAGGTGCCGCAGGATATTATGTTCGTTCGTTGGGTGGTACTGTAAATTGGATATCGGGAGGTAGTGCGCCTAATGTCAAAGGCTCCGCTGACTAAGGTCGAGCAGATTCGGCAGGCTGCGGAGCAGGATCTACTGGCGTTTATCCGGCTTGTTGCGCCTCATAGAGTACTAGGCAAGGTACATGAAGACCTTGCAAGATGGTGGACACGAGACGAAGCCAAGTCTCACCAGATGGCACTCTTGCCCCGAGACCACCAAAAATCGGCTATGATGGCATACCGTGTTGCGTGGGAGATTACCCGCAACCCAGCCGTCACAGTGCTGTACATTTCTTCTACCTCTAACTTGGCAGAGAAGCAGCTCAAGGCAATTAAGGATATTCTATCGTCAAAGAAGTATGCAAAGTATTGGCCCGACATGGTGCACCCCGATGAGGGGAAACGGTCGAAGTGGACAAACAGTGAGATCGAAGTCGATCATCCGCTACGTGCGGCTGAGGGCGTACGAGATCCCACGGTGTTTACGGCAGGGCTTACCACTTCGATTACCGGGATGCATTGTAACATCGCGGTGCTGGATGACGTAGTTGTACAAGAGAATGCGTACACAAAAGAGGGAAGGGAGAAGGTTGCGAGTCAATACTCTCTGCTGGCTTCTATCGAATCGTCAGACGCACGAGAGTGGGTTGTCGGTACGCGATACCACCCAGCCGATTTGTACCAGCAGCTCCTTGAGATGGAAGCTGAAATCTTTGATGAGTATGGCAACAAGGTTTCGTCTACCCCAGTCTATGAAGTATTTCAGAGAGAGGTAGAGGATAGTGGGGACGGTACGGGGGAGTACCTTTGGCCTCGTATGCAGCGAGGGGACGGGCGTTGGTTCGGATTCAATCAAGAGATTCTAGCTAAGAAACGAGCCCAGTACCTCGACAAGACCCAGTTTTATGCACAGTATTACAATAATCCTAATGCCTCCGATGAAGCAGGCATATCGAAAGATCTTTTTCAATACTATGACCGCAAGGGCATATCCCAAAAGGATGGTCGTTGGTTTTACCGGGACCGCGTGCTCAATGTTAGCGCAGCAATCGACTTTGCATTTTCGGTTACGAACGCAGCAGACTGGACTGCCGTAGTAGTAATCGGCGTAGATCACGAGAACAATATCTACGTCCTAGATATAGACAGATTCAAAACAAAGAAGATCGGTGATTACTGGGAACACATATACAAGCTCTATGCTAAGTGGGGGTTCCGTAGGATACGGGCCGAAGTCACTGTTGCACAAGACGCTATCGTGGAGGAGCTTAAAACAGTCTATGTCAAACAAGCAGGCGTCCCTCTATCGTTCGACAAGTTCCGCCCGACACGCACTATGGGCACAAAAGAGGAACGTATTGATGCGGTCCTTCGACCCCGTTATGAGAATGGATCTATTTGGCATTGGTACGGGGGTGTATGCGAGGAACTCGAACTTGAGGTTACCCAGTATAAGCCTCGACACGATGACCTTAAAGACGCTCTCGCGTCAGCTATCTCTATAGCAGTAGTTCCTAGGAACTATCAGATGAAACGGAAAACAAATGTTGTCTATCATCCGCGCTTCGGCGGAGTACGGGCATAAGGAGTAACTGTGAAGACTCTTGATCTAGAATCAATTAGCGGCCCACGGGAGACTCTTGCCGTTCAGATTGCAGAGCAGTACCAGACATGGCGACAGGCTCGCAAGAATTGGGAAGAGGAGAAGCAGGAGCTTCGCAACTTCGTGTTTGCTACAGATACGACAAAGACTAACGTCTCTTCGACTACCCCGTGGAAGAACAAGACTACGCTTCCAAAGCTTTGTCAATTAAGGGACAACCTACATGCGAACTATATGGCCGCTCTATTTCCCAGTGAGTATTGGTTTGATTGGGAACCTTCGACGGAGGAGTCTGACGATGCGGACAAAGCTCGGGTTGTCAAGGCATACATCCGTAACAAGCTACGTCAGGCCAACTTCAGGGAAGAGGTAAGTCGCCTAGTCTACGATTATATTGACTACGGCAACGCATTTGCGGAGGTGGTCTTTGAAGATAAAATTCACACCGATGCCGATGGAACCACGTTTTCTGTTTACCGGGGTCCACGGCTCAAGCGTATATCTCCGCTGGATATCGTATTCGACCTTACGGCAGCCTCTTTCACGGAATCTCCGAAGATCACTCGAACGTTCACTACGCTTGGAAGTTTAGCAAAGCGGATTTCCAGTATGCCAGAAGACTCTGCTTGGATTCAAGCGGGCTGGCAGAAACTCCGTGACTGCCGGGGCCAAGCTCAGGGGCTCGATAGCCATGACCGATTGAAGGCAGAGTCATATAAAATTGATGGTTTTGGGAACCTTTTGGATTATTATAGGTCTAATACTGTCGAACTGTTAGAGTTCGAGGGCGACCTCTATGACGTAGAGAAAGACACACTCTACGAAAACTATAGAATAATCGTAGCGGATCGTTCCTATGTTCTGCTTATGGAGCCCATTCGCTCTTGGACTGGGACTTCCAATAAGCACCACACTGGTTGGCGACTACGACCAGACACGCTTCTGGCTATGGGTCCCTTGGATAATCTAGTGGGGGTGCAATACCGTGTTGACCATCTTGAGAACCTTCGTGCCGACGTATTCGACCAAATCGCTACGCCGGTTGTCTATCAAAGGGGCTACGTTGAGGAATGGGAATGGGGACCCGGAGAAAAGATTTACGGAGATAGTGAGTCAAACGTCGAGATCCTGCGGCCAGATGCTACCGCATTGCAGGCAGATTTTCAAATTGATAAGTATCTTGCCATCATGGAAGAGATGGCCGGGGCTCCCAAGCAAGCAATGGGTATTCGGACTCCGGGGGAAAAGACTGCGTTCGAGGTTCAGGCCCTTGAGAACGCGGCAGGCCGCATCTTCCAGAATAAAGTCCAGCACTTTGAGCAGACATTCCTTGAGCCCCTGTTGAACCAGATGTTGGAGTCAGCTCGTCGTAACATGAATGCGGCTGAAGCCACCCGAGTGCTTGACCCGGATACTGGAGTAGAGGAGTTCATTAATGTTAGTCCCGAGGATATCAAGGCTAAAGGCAAGCTCTATCCGATGGGTGCGAGGCACTTCGCTAAGAAGGCGCAGGCTATGCAAAACCTTATGGGGATCGTCAATTCACCCCTTTACGCCGATGAACTCGTCAAGGTCCACTTCTCTGGAAAAGAACTCGCGTCACTCATTGAAGAGCTTCTACAGTTCGAGGAGTTTGCCTTGATTCGTCCGTTCGCTAGAATCTCGGAACAGAAAGAATTTGCTACTATGTCTCAGGTTGCACAGGATCAGACAGTGATGGAGGCAACCTCGTCTCCTGATCTAGCCAGTCTGCCTCCGGGTGCAGAACAAGGATTGCAGGAGGTAGAATGAGAAAGTATATTAAGATTGCAGCGGTGATTGCTGCCGCGTGTCTGTTGCTTATTGTTATGGACAAGGCAGAAGCCGCTGGCTCTCAGTCAGATGATGTGTCGTGGGTTCATCCTACGTCACGAGTTGATGGAACCCCGCTTTCCGTAGAGGAGATTGAGTATACTGAGGTTGAAGTTACGAGAGACGGGCAGGTTATTGCAAACGATCTAGTCCCTGCTCCGGGCACGGTATACTCACTTCCACGAGATCTGCCACCCAACTATACAGTCTGCTATCGTGCTAGAACAAAGGCACTTGATCCCGTTGATCCTTCGGAGTGGACGGGACAGGTCTGTAAGACGGTTAAGGGCAGGCCCAATCCTCCGGGACAGTTGGACGCCAAGTAATGCTCGAAGCAGAAGTGGATGATCTTGAATCACCACGAGGCGGCATCCCAGCTATTTGGGATAAGGGTCTTAGGGGAGAAGAACTCAAGGCCCACCACGAGTGGTTGACCAATGGAATGAATTACTGGGACGAGGCCCGCAATATGTTGCGGTCCTTGTTCCGAACGAATAGGCAGAAGTTTGCGGACTTAGACCGGCCCGACTATGCTGCCTCTGCTGCATATGCTATAGGGTACGAAAGAGCCCTACAGGATGTGTATAAGAATCTACCAAGACCAAGGGAGAATAAACAATGACTGACCAGAATGACGATGTGTTTAGCGGGGATTCCACTCCGCAGGATACCGGAACCAACAACCAGCAGGCTGACCTGTTTGCTGAACTAGTTGGCGAAGGCAAGAAGTTCAAGACGCCACAGGATCTGGCTAAGAGCCGGATCGAGCAGGACAACTTCATCGAGCAGCTCAAGAGTGAAAACGCACAGATGCGTGAGGAACTCAAGCGGGCTGGTAAGATTGATTCGTTGGATGCCGCGCTCGCACGCTTGAACGATAAGTTGGAGAATGCTTCTGGCGAACCCAAGCCCGAGGGTAATAGCTCGGCTGGTATTTCGAGAGAAGATATCTTGGCTATTATCCGAGAGGATCAGGCCCGGACGCAGCACGCCCAGAGTCGGCGTCTCATTCAGGAAGAGCTGGTTCGCATCCACGGTGACACGAATAAGGTACGCGAGTTCTTAAGAACTAAGGCGGCTGAACTCAAGGTTACTACTGCGGACTTGGCTCAGATGGTTGAGAGGACGCCTGTGGTTGCTCGTCAGGTGCTAGGTCTGACCGGAAACCCAAAGCCGGTAGGTCCTACAAACATTCCGAGTTCGACCAGAAACACGGAAGCTGCGGGTATGAGTACCTCTGGTGTTCGCAATCAGTCTTACTACAACAATCTTCGCAAGGAGTTGGGTAGTAGGTTCTATGAGGTGAGCATCCAGCAGCAGATGTTCAAGGATCGGAAAGCTCTTGGGGAAAAGTTCAACGAATAACAACAGGAGTGAATTAAATGCATACGACTGCACAGATTGATGCACTTATTCGCTCGGAGTTGTGGTCTTCGATGCTGAAGGAAGAGGCTAAGGACGATCTTCAGGCGAAGGCTTACGTGAACTGGCTGACGGAATTTCCCGATGGCACCACGTTCACCATCCCGTCGATTGGCGATGCGACTATCCGCAACTATGTTGAGGATACGCCGGTCCAGTACGACTCGATGGATACTGGTGAGTTCCAGTTTACGATCTCCGAGTACGTTTCGAGTGCGACGTATATCACCAAGAAGGCGAGGCAGGACGCTTACTATGCTGCCAAGCTCGAAGCCAGCTTCGTTCCGAAGCAGCGTCGGGCACTTGACGAGAAGGTTGAGACCGACATCCTTGCTCTGGGTGCGGCTGGTGCGAGTGGTGGACAGGTTGCTCGCTCGGGCGCTACGGACGGCAACGCGATTAACGGTGCTGACCACCGTTTCATTGCGACGGGTACGTCTGAGGCGATGGCTGTTGCCGACTTCGCTAAGGCTCTTTACAGCCTGAAGAAGGCCAACATGAGCGACACCAACCTCATTGCTATCGTGGACCCGAGTGTGGAGTACACGCTCAACACGATTGCTAACCTCGTCAACTTCTCCAACAACCCTCGTTGGGAAGGCATCGTTGAGACGGGTATTGGGCAGAAGAACCGTTTCGTGAAGAACATCTTCGGCTTCGACGTTTATGTGTCGAACTATCTGCCGAAGGATCAGAACGAGACGGATGGTACGCTCTCTACCACGGCTGGCGTTGCCAACCTCTTCATGTCGCTTTCGGACAAGGAGATGTATCCCTTCATGGGTGCGTGGCGTCAGATGCCTGAGGTCGATGGCGATTACAACAAGGACTTCCAGCGCGAAGAGTATGTTACGACTGCTCGCTATGGTCTGAAGGTGTATCGTCCTGAGAACCTCGTGGTTGTTCTGTCCGACGTTGATGTGGTCTAATAAGGAGGTAACCTACTATGGGACGCGAATCTTATTGGACTAACAAGGACGGTTTGAATGTCGGTTACGGCACTCGTACTGTTGAGACCACGGGCTCTGCCCGTGTTCCGGCAGGCGATAGCCGCCGTCAGCAGATTGTGATGAAGATCACGGGTGCTGATCTGGCTGATGCAGATGTTTCTGCCCAGCTTGTTCATGCCCCTGTGATTCCGGCTGGAGCATTGCTTGAGAAGGCCACGCTCGTCGTTAAGACGTTGTTTGTGGGCGCGACGGCTACGCTCGATATCGGCATCTACAAGGCTGGCGTTGCGGGTACCGATGACGATGATGGTATCGACGCTGCGGTTGCGGTTGCTGCCCTTGTGGCGGGCGCTGACATTGCGTGCGACGGTGCTGCAATCGGCACGGTGCTGGATGCGGATTACAAGGTCGGAGCTTCCTACGACACCGCTGCCTTTACGGCGGGTGAAGCGGAAGTTGTGATCGAGTACCTCGTTCCGGCTGCTGTCTAATTAGTCCATCTAATCGGGATAGGGGGACTTCGGTCCCCCGACTCCCTAAGGAACTTGAATGGCTAACGTAACACTTCTCGATATCACACAGAGGCTCCTGTCCGATATGGATAGTGATGCGGTGAACAGTATCACCGAGACCCACGAGGCAACTCAGGTTGCTATGGTTGTCCGTGATGCGTACGAGAACATTCTAGACGAACATCGAATGACCTCTAAGAAGAGGTTGTTCCAGTTGGATGGCGTGTCAGATACAGCTCGCCCCAACTACCTTAAGATCCCTGAGGGATACTTTAACATTGAGTGGCTGAAATACGACAAGCGTATTGCCACCGCAGATCCCCCGCTCTACCAGAACATAGACTACGTGACTCCAGAGGAGTTTATGGATAGAGTTAACTTAAGGGATTCAAGCGAAGCTACCGTACAGATAGTGTACGACTTTTACGGGGGTCGGCTCCACATCAGGAACGATAAATCCCCAACATACTACACGACCTTTGACAACGACTACTTGGTATTTGATTCGTTCAATGCGGACGTTGAAGATACCCTGATGGAATCCAAGACCCAAGCTTATGGGCAGATCCGCTCGGATCTCAGCCTAAGTGACGCAGCAGTAATTGACCTACCCAAACACCTCATGTCCCTCTTGATTAACGAAGCACGAGAGATCTGCTTTGAGTACTTCAAGGACGGGGCACCACAGAAGGTGACTCGGAATGCGCTGAGGTCCCGTGTGAGAGCACAGAGGACTGACCGTAAGCTGGCTAACGATCATGCATTTGACAATCTGCCAGACTATGGGCGTATCCCGAGGAGGTAACAATGGGAATCTATGTAGATGAGAACAAGCTGGAAACTCCTGAGCACGAGCTGAAGGACCCATTGGGTCGGCTCTGGGGTGTGTTCAATCGTCCCGGTACTGGGATGTTTGAGGTACGATTCTACAAGCTTGAGGATGGTGTTCCGGTCTTTGACCGGCGTGTCCCGGCTCCGCCTGAGTGTGCTGGCGTGTGGACTAAGAGAGAGTGGGCGGTTGCTGCTATCAAGCGGTTCCTCCACCGTATGGACGAAGAAACCAAAGCAGCAGACAAGGCGGCTAAGAATCGTGCTATCTCCGAAAAGCGAAAGGAGCTAGAGAAAGATAATGCCGCAGATCCCAGTTGATAAGACATACTTCTCTTTCGCGGGTGGCATCAATACTGAAGTCTCGCCGCTTACGTTTCCCGATGGTACTTCTCTTGATGAACAGAACTTTGAGATGCTCGTTAATGGTACGAGGCGTCGGCGTAAGGGACTGGCAAAGGAGAGCGGTCATTCGGTAGCGGATGTCTCTGTAGATGGAACTTACAGTTCCGGCATGGCTTGTTCTAGCTATCGCTGGACTAACGTAGCGGGCAACCCCGATACTGTATTCATTGTAATACAGGTTGGGGGTGCCCTTCTTTTTGCCACAGAGAACGAGGATCTCTCCCCAAATTTCCATGCTCAGTCTGTGGATCTTTTGGACTTTCGTACTGTCGATACTAACTCACTGGTGTATGAGGAGCCGGTCGCTATTGCTAGCGGGCGCGGCTACTTGTTTGTGACTGGTCGGTATGTAGAACCTTTCTATGTATCGTACGATGTAGACACAAACACTTTCACTGCAACTCAGATTGAGATATATATCCGTGACTTCAAAGGAGTCGAAGATGGCGTGGATATCCGTAGCTTTCCAACGACTCTATCGGACGATCACAAATATAATCTCATCAATAGGGGATGGGCAGCAGCCCTTGTCACCTCATACTTTTCTGCACAGGGTGAGTATCCCGCAAAGAACCAGATCTACTGGAAGGGCTACAGGCGAGCAACTACCACGGGCTATGCAGAGATTGACGGAATCAAAGAATTCAACGCCGCCAAGCTCGATGCGGAGGCGTTCGGAGACTCCAGTGCGCCGCAGGGTGCGCTGGTACTTAGTCCGTTTGACACTGGTCTGGCTAGAATTCCGAGTGCAACTCTCCTTGCTGTGGACTCGTTTTCGACATCAGATCTCGGACAGTATTGGTTTACTACAATCACTACGACGGCGGCTCATGGCCTCGTTGCGAACGATGTGGTTACGATTATCAACAATGAGTTTAAGTATAACACGACTAGTGGAACGGTTGCGACGGGAACTCTTAACGGAACCTACCAGATTGCAACCGCCCCCTCCGGTACGACGTTCACGATCTACTTCTTTAAGCCGAGTGGATATTCTAGCTGGAACACACAGTATGTCACAAAAGGACAGGTCGGTAAAGAGATCGTCTACAGAACCGATGCTTACTCGACCGACGAAAGACCGACAGCAATAACGTTCCACGCAGGCCGCGTGTTCTGGGCGGGGACAAACCACCCCCTGCTCAACGATACTATCTATTTCTCACAGATAGTGTACAATGAGAAACAGTTTGGTAGATGCTACCAAGAAGCCGATCCAACCTCGGAGTTCATCAATGCTCTCACCCCAGCAGATGGAGGAACAATTGTTGTCCCCAACATGGGAGCCGTTCATGGTATGGTATCCATGGAGGATGCCCTTGTCGTGTTTGCGGCAAACGGAGTGTGGGCTATTCTCCCAGCTTCCCAAGGGGGGTTTAGGGCGGATGGGTATAACGTCCGTAAAATCTCCGATGTTGAAGCGATTGGGTCACAGGCTATCAGGAAGATAGACTCAACTATAACCTTCTGCTCACCTAGAGGTATCTATGTTCTCGCACCAGATCAGAACTCTGGACAGATTAATGCCGCTTCGATTAGCGAAACAGTTATACAGAGTTTATGGAATGACATACCTGACGCCAGAAAACGGGAAGTTCAAATTGGTTTCGATGATTCCAAGAAAAGGGTTTACTACCTCTATGGAGATGCAACGGTACAAGCGCCACGCACGTACAATGCCGCACTAGTATTCGACCTAAGGATAGGATCGTTCTACAAGCTGACATTCCCCCACTCTGACCTTACTACGAACTTCAAGCTTCGTGGGATCGTGGCTACTGGATTAGGCGATGCCAGCGACTCAGCAAAAAAGATGAAGTTCCTAGGAACTAGGGACAACGCAGGAGTCAAGCTCAATGTATACGACATGGACCACAGTAACTTCACCGACTTTGACGGGACAGAGCAATCCGCTTATATCGTTACCGGGTACGACAACTTGGGTGACTTTGCCAGACATCGGCAAGCCCCAGTCTGTCACGTATACATGGCCCGTTCCGAAACGGGGTTTACCCAGAATCCTGACGGCTCGCTTGAGCCGGTTAATCCCGGCGGATGTTACATCCAAGCTAGGTGGGACTTCTCAGATGCCTCGGGTTCTGGGAAGTGGAGCACGGAACAACAGGTGTACCGTCACTCTAGGTACTATCAGCCCACAGGTGTCAACGACAACTTCGACAGCGGGCTACCCGTCATTATATCACGCACCAAACTCCGTGGCAGGGGACGCTGCCTACATCTACGCTTCAGAGCGGACACGGGCAAGGACTGTCATATCCTCGGTTGGAGCCTAGAGTACAAGGGAGAGCGAAAGCAATGATTGAAAAAGAAACACTCAAGGCACTAGTCGAATTTCTCGACAGTCATCCAGACAGGCTGGATGTGAATGAGTATACGTCACATCATTTTACTGACGGACTGTATGTTAGAGAAATGTTCCTTCCTGCTGGCACTATGTTGGTTGGGATGGAGCACAAGGTTGAGAATTACTTTTATGTTGCTGCTGGTAGGCTGACCATCTGGTCTCCTGAAGGAGAGGTGGATGTTGAAGCTCCGTGGATGGGGGTAGTTCCTGCGGGTGCACAGCGTATAGGATATGCACATGAGGATACTATCTGCTTTAACACTATCCCAAACCCAAAGAATCTGACAGACATTAATGAAGTAGAGGCCGAGTTCTTCACGCCGTGGACCGAACATAAGACTAGCTTTGAATCGGCAGCCATTACGGCTGCTGTAGTTGCTGTGGGCTCTACGGTGTACTCTGGAATACAGGCAGGAAAAGCAAATAAGGCGTCTCGTAAGGGCTCAAAAGAGCGGCGTAAGGCAGACTTGATGGCACAGTTTATCCAGCGTCGTAAGATGCTGCAAGATTACAGGATGGGTCAAGCACAGGTGTCGGCTGCTGCGGTAGCTAGTGGTGCTGGTCTTGAGTCCTCTGGTGTACAGGGCGTCCAGTCTTCTTTGACTGCCCAAGCTTACTACAATATCAACACGGAAGAGCAGATCCTAGCAAGAGAAAACAAAGCTTTTGGATACGATATGGCGGCTAGCCGCTACTCTGAGAGTTCGGCTTTGTGGTCTACCATTGGTCAGGTAGCAGGCACATTTGCTGCTGGCCTTGGCGCTGCTGAAGGCGCAAGCAAAGCCGCACAGATTGCGGGAAAGATTGGTGGGATAGTTGGTGGCGTCGCTCCCGGTCCAGTCGGTGGTGGATCAGCTCGCATGGGAGCCGCCAGCGCATTGGGTGCCCCGTCACTCACAGGACCCAGTGCAATTGGAGATATTATTGGCGGTACTGGTCCATCTGGAATTAATGCCATCCCCGGTGTTAACATCAAGGCGTACGAGAAAGCCAACACAGATGGCGGAGCATTTAATAAATGAAGACTATTCGTGAGAACGAGCGTCCTCGTGAGATTGAGGGAGATCCCGTAGCGCACCTTGATAATGGGTTGCCCGGAACTAGGGCTACTACCGCTGCCTTTATACAGGCCGCATCACAAGGACAGGGGTCGATCAGAGACATTGAAGACTTTCGTGCCATTTACGAAAAGAACGGGAAAAGCGAAGACTTTGATTGGCAAGTTCAAGTCTACAAGAACGCACGGGGAGATCAGGCTAAGGAAGAGATCTATGATAGGGTCGCAAGACAGAGCAGATCGTTTCCGGTTCAAGTGGATTTCTCCAATCCAGAGCACGCTCAAATTGCGACAGATGTCGTTGCTAACTATGCAGCGAACGATAGTATGCCGCAGATTGAAATGGCTGTGCGGGGCATTCTTGAAGCTGCCGCTAAACTAGATGCAACAAACCCGCATGAGATGTCTATTCAACACTGGAATCTTGAGCGGACTATTGAGATCGCAAGAGACATAACCAGACTTAACAACGACATTGAAATAGAGCTTCGGGCTATCTCTCAAGAGGTTAAGCCTCCCGATACGGTGGGCGGGACTATCAGTTATTTCTTGAAGGGTCTTGGCTTCTTCATCCCCGGATGGGATGAGGGTCATGGTGTGTACGTTGCCAAAGCAATGGGAATGCCAGACTACCTTATGCCTTCGCAGATGCTTAATGGTGAAGCCATGCAGAATCTTCGTGAGTGGCTAGTGTCTCTGTCTCCTGAGGAGAAGAGGCAAGCCCTTCGTAAGTTCCGGCATGAGTTTGCGAACAACCCAGCTATTGCAGATATCGTTGCACTAGACATTAAGTGGTCTGTCCTTACCGACGAAGTGCTGTTCCAGAATAATCCTAATGACTGGTTGGATCGCACGCTACGTAACTTAGGGACAGTCTTTAACTTTGGTGCGGGGCTTGCTGGCATCAGAAAACTTGGCAAGATGGGAGCACTCAAGATCGCAGCTTCCACAAACAACCGAGTAACGAAGAGGCTGCTCACTGAGCTGATGACTCAGCTACAAAACGCACCCACGCTATCTAGTTGGGGCATCAAGAACACGGATGTGGCAGAGTCACAGCTTCCCCGCCCTCCCGTACGAAATGCGGACAATCTACCAGATGGTGTGGCACAGGCGGCTGCCCATATTGAGCGGGTTAGGGGAGACATTGATGAGCTTCGCAAGAATGCCTCTGAGGATATCTTCACTAATCAGGAGATCACAGGTGCCGTTGAAAGGAAAGCACAAGAGATCGAGTCTACTTTCGCGGGTCGCTTGCGGCTTGGTAGATCTTCTATTAGTATCCTCGATGATCGTAGTGGGGTTCGCTTTGGGAGTGTTATTGGCTCAAGCGACACGCATGGCTTCTCGTCTATTGACGCAGCTAGGGATCTAGCCAAGAGCCTTGACGAGTCGGGCCAGAAGGTCAAGATCCTTGAGGTCAATGGTGCTGGCGAGCTTAAGTCAATCGCTGCCCGCGAGGGCATTGAAGGCATTCCAAATAGGCAGGGAGAGTTCTATGTCCAATACGACCAAGAGTACTTCTTCCGGCCTGAGGACAAGCTTCTCTTCGGGACAGATCCGGTCATGTCACCAACGTGGCTTGGGCGGGCGTCTCTGTGGTTCGGCACACCCTCGTCTGTACTCTCTCCAGAAATATATCTTAAGGGTGTGCGGGCGTTCCTTAGTGAGCAGGCGCTCGCTGCGCGTATGGATCAACTGGTTGCCCCAGTCTTCAAGGATTTGAGCTGGAGCCAGCGTCGTACTGTTGGTGAGATGTACGAGTGGACTGAAGCTTTTGGCAAAAGGGAAGGCCGTGTCCCCTCTTGGGATGAGCTGCAAGAGGCTTTCCCAGACTCTAGTAACAAGGAATTGACTGGGTGGTACTACCTTCGTCAGTACTATGATACGGTATACCACATCAATAATGACAGGTTGTATCGGGAGTTTACTGGCAGAAACTATCGCACTCTTCGTGCCGGTAAGACTATGTACCACGGCAGGCCGGTATCGTTGGATGATATGTCGAGGTACTCCAACGCTGGAGTTTATACTATTCTAGATCCACATACCCTACAAGAGGTCAATCTTTCTAGGGCAGAACTTAAGGAACTCTACAAGAATAACGGGGCAGTCCTTGAACTGCCAATTCCTGTTAGTACGTCAGGATCTAAGCTGAGTACGCTGGTACTACACAATCCGCAGGCTGGGACTAGGCTTGAGGGACTTAACAAGTTTCCGCTACAGTACACTCCGGGCTACTACCCTAGGCTCTACAAGGACAATATCTTCATCCGAAGGGTGACGCAGGGAGCGTCCATCAATGGCCGCACCACCCAGCACGCTACCGCAGTTGCGGTGGCACCGGATCGTCGCAGTGCACAGGACATGATAGAGCGTCTCAACCGAGAGCGCGGAGACGATAGCGTGTCCTATGTGATAGACGAGATTGATCCGAGGCTGAGTGATTCAGATAGGGTGGCCCGCGACTTGGAGCAGATGCAGCTTGAGGGTAGGATCTTCTTCGACAATAGGTTGGCAGACCCATTGGCGTCTACTACAGGCGGCAGGGCTGAAATCGTTGATCCAATCAATGCACTACAGCGTACCTCTAGGATTCTTGGCCGACAGTTGGCGACTGAAGATCTTGTGCGTTCGCTCAAGGAGCAATTTAGCCAGCAGTATGGGGCGCTACTTGGCGTAGATATTACAAAGAAGACTTCTGCTGAGGTCTCTACTCTGCTAGATCAGGCCATTAAAGCGGGGAACAGAACCTACTCTAAACAGGCTACGCAAGCAAACGCTGTGTGGGATTACATCAGAGTGATGGAGGGCAGCCTGTACGGGGGCGGCGTTAACTTCCGTCGTGCCGCTGTGCGGGGCGCGGAGTTCCTTCAAGATACCGTTCTGCCTAAAGGGTCGAGGGTTGGAACTCTCATAGCTAGGAACGCTGAGAAGTTTGCCCCCGTCGAGTGGATGAAGAGCCTTGCCTTCTTCGACTTTATGACGACTAGGCCCTTGAGGCAGCTTGTTCTTCAGGGATCACAGCACGTATTCCTTCAGGGATTGGACCCCACGTACGCTGGTAAGTGGCAGTGGGATACCTTCTTGCTGATGAGCGGCGCTCGTAGTAGGAATCTTGAAATGGCAGGCTCCCTTAAGGAGCACAAGTTCCTAAGAACTAGGAATGCCAAGATGATGGGCGTCTCTCTCAAGGAGTACGACGAACTCGTAGCACAGTTCAACAGGTCAGGACTTGTTGAGGCTGTGAATATGCACACCTTCGCGTCGGATCTAATGAAGGCTCCGGTCGAAGACGCGGCCAGTAGGGCTGGGCAGATTGGTAAGTCGGCTGCGGATATAGCATCTGCTGGTCCGGTGCGTCGTGCGCTCAACAAGTTTGGATTCCAAGCCGGTGAGTCGTTTAACGTGGCTGCTTCTTATATGATGGCAGTCCGCAAGATCAAGGCAGAGAAGGGATACAAGAAGCTAACACAGTTTACTCAGGCCGATTGGCGTGAAGCACAGGCACGGGGGTCTAACTATGCCCTAGCTATGCACCGGGCCAATGCATCGAAGTATCAGTACGGCCTCCTAAGTCTGCCGATGCAGTTCATGTCGTTCACTCACAAGGTGTTCTTGACGTTCCTTCAGGCTCTTCCCGATAGTATGGGTGGTAGGCTTGGGAACAAGTCGTTCACTAAGGGTGAGGCACGCAAACTGTTGGCTGGGCAGTTCCTGCTATTTGGTGCTTCGGGCTTCTCACTCAAGCCAGAGGCAGAACAGTTCTTGGTAAAGGCTGGGTTAGACAAGTACGCTAACGGACTTGTCGTAGATATTCTCAGCGGTGGATTCTTGGATATCATTCTTGATGCTGCTATCCAGAAAGCGGTCAACGACCCAGACTTGGATCTCCCATTTGATGAGTTCTTGGCTCCGGGTGCCAACTTCTTGAATGTTGTCCGCTCCTTCTGGGAGGCGGGCACCAAGAAGACGATGGTCGAGACGGCCCTTGGCCCGTCCTTTATGACTAGTTCTCGACTGATTGAGGCAGCCAGCATTGCCAATGACATGATGCGGGTAGATTTCCCAGAGTGGACCCCAGAGCAGGAGCTTGAGATCGTGCTTGACGCCACGCTGGCTGGCCTAGCGTCGGGATATAATGATTACCTTAAGGCCCGGTTGGCTTGGAGGACTGGGGAGCTTCTGTCGCAGGCAGGGGTGCCTCATAAGTACAATGCCTCGCGTGAAGAGGCGCTAGCTAAGGGGCTATTCGGTATTACAAGCACGGGTCAGAAGGAACTGTGGGCACTAACTAAGGATATGCGAGAACGCCAGAAGGAACTGGACCAGATCGCGTCGGAGTACCATGCTAGGATTCTCAACATTACCCAGATTTATGCAGAGGGCGATACCTATTCGCCTGAGTATTACCGGAATCGCATTGCGCTTGAGCGTGCGGTATTGCAGGGTCTACCCCCGGAAGAAAGGACCTATGTACTTGAGAAGTTCGATGCGCTTGAAGCCGCAAGGAAGCCGACGAATGACGGTGTAGCAGACTACATCACACAGGCGCTGTCTAAGAACGCCCCCACTCCAACGGAGTGGCTGATCTATAGGCTACGCCAGTCTAATGCCGTGGAGCCCGAGGACTTGCCAGCTCTTGAGACGATGCTCCGAGAGCAGCAGAAGAGTCTTGAGGCTACTGGAGAGCTGTGGGATCAGACCCTTGAGGGCAGCGATGCTGCAATCAAGAAGCTGGAAGAACAAAGGATGAATCCCGCAAGGGGTCCGATGACTAGGCAGGAGCGCGAAGCCCTTAGGGACAAGGCACTGGCCCTACCAGAAGGGGACCTACAGGGCAGAGCAGCTATAGCTAGGCAGCTAGGAGCTTCCGAGGAAGAGATACAAAAAATTCTATCTAGGAGTAGACAGTAATGGCAGTTGAAAATCCGAACCTCCAGCCTGCTCAGGTTGCTAACTTCAGGCGACCAGAGACCGGAGATCCCCGTGCTATTGCTAGGGCAGTAGGACAAGTGGCAGATATTGCCATCGAAGGACTCAAGGACTACAACGAGAACAAGCTAGTCGGTGAGCTTGAGCAGGAACGACAGCGGTTCTTGGATCAGCCGTTGGATCTAACCACTGAAGAGGATGTCTTCTCTGGTTTTACTGGCGAAGATCCTCCGACTGACAAGGATCTACAGTTGTTTGCAGACAGACTTACTCGCCTAACGCGAGCAAGGAAGTCAGGCCAGATCTCTGAAACAGAACTAAAGATCAGGCAGGAGCAGATTCTTAGGGAGCACATGGCCCGCAAGCCGTGGATGGCAGACGAGCTACTTCAGGCAGCAAGCAGATCTCAGGGGTACAATCCTATCGGCTCCGCAGTAGAGGCTGTCATTGCAGCACAGGAATCTGAGGCTAGGGCACAGAAGGACTTTTGGGACAAGATCAATAGCCAGATTATAGGGCTGGGAATCGACAGCACTCTGCTGTACCGAAATCCTGTGGAGTTCTACCGGCAGGGTACCCAAGCAATTGCAGCAGCACAAGAGTTGCAGACGCTTCGCAATGCGGTAGAGACTGGTGATCTGAAGGACAAGCTAGTTGAGCCACAGATTCAGGAAGCGTTCGTCAGCACTATGGAAAAGGGTTTCCTAGCTACCCTTAACTCACGAGTAATTGGGTTTGTTAATCAAGTCAACTCTGTTCCGTACTCTGTATACAGCACAACGCCAGAACTACAGAACCAGTTCGACAAACAGAAGACTGCGATTGCGTACGATTACCGAACTGGTGGTCCACAATGGCAGGCAATGAGGGCTGAGGCCAAGAGACTGGTGCCAACAATGACGGATCGCCAGTTTAATCAGGTGTACGAAACTACAGTGAAGCCTTACTTTGAGATGATGGCAGATGCCAGAACACCAGAGGAAGCTAGAGCACAGGTAAACTTCTACGCAGATGCAGACTACCGTGCATTGCTTCAGAACAACCCAACCTTGGCAGTTAACCTTGGTCTAGTCAAGGCACTTGATGGTCTAAAAGATACTCCAGAGGCGCTTCTTCTTGGTAGAAATCTAAGTAACCAGCTCACTCAGGACCTCGGTAGGATATGGGGTAATCAGGGAGCATACACTAACGACGCAGGCGAGGTACTCCCAGTTCCCGGTAACCGTCCGGGCCAGCAGCAGGATCTAGAGGGGGATGGAGTCAAGGCAGAGGCTGCCCGTATTCAGCAGATGGCCGCTGCAACGCGGTTGCTAGACGATGTTACTGATTCAAATCCACGGGATCTTCGTGGCAGTTCCCAGCAGGGGCTGGCTGCGCTTTCTAGCATTGCCGAAACAATGACATGGAACAGGGAAAACAATGTTAATAGGCCAAGTAGAGCCTTTAGAAATCAGTTCTTAGGAACTCTATCTAGCGAAAAGGTTAGCAAAGCACTGGCCTCCGTACCAGCTACGTACGCCCAAGTTGTACAAAGAACAGTCTTATATGAAGTAGATGAGTTAACTACTGACATTGCTTACAGTGCGCGAATGGCGTTTACTGAGCAAGGAGGTAGGCTTGCATGGAAGAATGCTGAGTGGCTCGACGTAGAAGTTACTAACGCTGGAGCACGAATCAAAGTAAAAAAGGACGCACCAGAGCTAGTCAAGCGGCAGCTTGGATTAGTAGCGGACGCATTCAACAATCAGTATGGAGCTGACCTTCGTGCTGCGTATGGTGCTGCACGAAATTTACAATCTTTTAGTGGTTCATACGCTGTGGAGGATGAGGTAATAAACAACACCTTCAGATATCGCATCCTCATGGGCCTAGGACTTGTGCAATGAGCGCAGTATCTAAGGGAATCAGCAGTCTTTCAGACGCTTTCAACTGGTTTGCAAAGCAGGAAGCAAAGGCCCCTAGAGTTATAGAGAGGGCCGGATCTCAAGTTCCTAAGAACTTAGAGAAGATGAAGGCTACGTTCGAGGAACTTCCCTCTATGAGGGAAGAGCCTGACTTAGTGGACTTCCGTTCTCCAGAGGAAGTTCAGCGGGAGTTCGAGGCTGAGTACGCAGAGTACGAGGCGATGAAAGATGAGGGGCTATTTGATGATGTGCCTCCTCCTACTGTGGAGTCGTTTGAAACTAGCCTGTTCAGAACTGAAGAGCCAGACTTTATCCGTCCGCTAGAAACAGAGCTTCAAGTTCTGTCTGGAGAAAAGAAGCTTCTTAGCGAAGAGGGTGCGGGCATTAATGTTAATGAGCAAGAGTTCATTGACTTGTCTGCCATCGGTATAGACAGAAGGCTAAACCCAGAAGTGCGTGAGTTCCTATCAGATGTGTATGGATCACCAGATAGAATGCGTACGCCAGAACTGGGCTGGGTCTCAGATACAGCCCTTGATACTATGATGCGTATCAATAAGGCGAGGGCTAGGAGTCAGTTTGTATCCCACCTAGATCATATGGATCTCTCTGACATAGCCAGAACTGTCTCTCCTAGACCTCAGATCATGGGTCGTGGAAGCGCAGTGTGGAAGTCAGATCCAACTCCTATCACGATAAACGTTAGGGAGAGAGACGGTTGGCTTGAGATCATAGATATCAGGGCACCCGAACATTTTCACACTAGTCTTCCTCCGTCGCCGCACATGGTTGAAGGGGCGACTACTCCGATAGTAGTTGTCAAAGAAGATGGTGTTCTAAACAAAGTGCCGTATGGGTTTACGTACCGTAATAAGGATGGACTAGTAAGGGCTATTCCGGCTAGGCTGCCAGCCTACCTAACTGATGGGCTGCCTAAGTTTGAGAGTCCACTCAGCCCCACCTTTTGGCAGAACCAGCCTAAGACTAGCACTGAGGCAAAACAAGTTGTGTCTGGTATGTTCAGTCCAGAAGGACAGGTGACTGGAAATAGTCTGAGTCAGTACGTTTTTATGGAAAGGACTACTGATATTGGGTTTGACACTATAGCGCAGCGGGTAGCACAGTACTCAGCCGACCCAGAGTTCAGAGGGCAACGCGGATCAACTATTACTGGGTGGAAGACCACGTTCAAAGAAGGTTATAGTATAGCTAAGAGGCGGGTAAAAGAGGCTCTTCAAA